ATAACCAGGGACATGTTGTGGATACTTGGGCAGACATTCTTAACAAAGCCAACCTCGGCTTTGAAGTCATGCACGAACGAAATGCACACAACTTCCCTCTGGACCTTGCTGCTGCTGAGACAACTCCGGTTGCCTTGATTGCACCTACTATTGGTTAATTAAATGTTCCACACCTTTGGTGGTAAAGCTAATCCTGTTAAGTACGGAGCAGCTAATCAGCCACCCGCTCAGGCACCTGCAAAACCTGCAACGCCTAAGAAATAAATAACGGGAGTCAGACACCTCAGAGTCGGATCTGGCTCCTATTGGCGTTGGCCTCTACGGAGATACCCTTCGCCGTCTAGACGGTGGGATAGACCACAATAAAAACTAAAACAAAATTTTCCAAACGTTTGGGAGCAAGTCTACATTAACTTTCTTACTCCTTAAAAATGGCACAACAAAATTCTAACGAGCCTTTGGCCGATCTTACTAATCTCGGTCAATCTAACCTTGCGGGTGATACCCGTGCTCTGTATCTCAAGCTCTTTAGTGGCGAGATGTTCAAGGGTTTCCAGAACAACACGATCGCTCGTGATCTGGTTATGAAGCGTACCCTGAAGAACGGCAAGTCTTTGCAGTTCATCTACACGGGTCGCACCAAGAGTGAGTTCCATACTCCCGGCAACAGCATCCTCGGTAACAGCGATGGTGCACCTCCGGTGGCTGAGAAGACCATCACCTGTGATGACCTTCTGATCAGCTCCGCTTTTGTGTATGAGCTGGATGAAATCCTGGCTCACTACGATCTGCGTTCGGAGATCAGCCGCAAGATCGGCTATGCTCTGGCTGAGAAGTATGACCGCTACATCTTCCGTGCTATCGCTCGCGGTGCACGTGCTGCTAGCCCCGTGTCTGCCACTGGCTTCGTTGAGCCTGGCGGTACTCAGATTCGTGTCGGTACTACCGCTAACGATTCTGACGCTTTCAGCTCTGCTGATCTGGTTAACGCCTTCTATGACGCCGCTGCTGCGATGGACGAGAAGGGTGTGTCCAGCGACGGTCGTGTGGCTGTGCTGAACCCTCGTCAGTACTACGCTCTGATTCAAGCCGTTGGCACCAACGGTCTGATCAACCGTGACGTTCAAGGCGATGCCCTGCAAAAGGGTAAGGGTCTCATCAGCATTGCTGGTATCGAGATCTTCAAGTCCATGAACATTCCTTTCCTGGGCAACTACGGCACCAAGTACGGCGGCACCACCGGTGAGACTTCTCCTGGTAACGTTGGCGACTTCGTGGGCGTGGCTCTGGAGAACGCTGATGGCACTGTGACCGGCGTTAAGAACGACTACGGTACTGCTGCTGAAGTCGGTACTAAGTCCTGCGGTCTGATCTTCCAACGTGAAGCTGCTGGTTGTGTTGAAGCTATTGGTCCTCAGGTGCAAGTCACCAGCGGCGATGCTTCGATCATCTACCAGGGTGACATCATCGTTGGTCGTCTGGCTATGGGTGCTGATTACCTGAACCCTGCTGCAGCTGTTGAGCTGTATGTGGGTGCTACTGCACCTTCTGCTTTCTGATCTTAATCAATACTGGGGGATCCTTCGGGGTCCCCTTTTTTTTATCTTTTGACAGGTAACTATGCCCTTTCCTACTTATGCTGTGTCCACCGAACTGGATGCTGTAAATCAAATACTTAGCTCAGTGGGACAGGCTCCTGTCACCACATTGGACCTGCAGAACCCTGAGGTGTCCATTGTCCTTAACACCCTCCGGGAAGTTAATAAGCAAGTTCAAACTGAAGGTTGGACCTTTAACGTTGAACGAAATTACAAACTTTCTCCCGACAGTTCAACCCAACAAATTCTTTATCCATCCAACATGCTTCAGATTGACACCAATCGAGAGAAGCATCGTGATGATTATGATGTTGTACGAAGGAACGGAAAACTGTATGATCGCCTGAATCATACTTACACATTTACTAAGGACATCTATGCGGATGTTATCTGGTATTTTGATTTTACTGATGTACCTCCTGCTATTCAAACCTACATCACTGCACGAGCAGCTAAAATGGTAGCTACCAAAATGGTAGGTGACCGTGAACTGTATCAGCTTCTTGGTGAACAAGAACTACAAACACGTGCAGCTGCTATCGAATATGATTGCAACCAAGGCGACTATTCGATGTATGGTTTCCAGGATGGTGCAAATTATTACAACAGCTACCAACCTTTCCAAGCATTGATGCGATGAGTACTATTACCCAAAGGATTCCTAATTTCCTTCTTGGCATTTCACAACAACCTGATAACCGTAAGTTTCCTGGACAACTACGGGATTGTGTCAACGCCTTTCCAGACTATGCTCTGGGTCTTCTTAAGCGTCCTGGTGGACAGTTTGTTTCTAGTCTTGAAGGCGCTACTCCTGAAGGTAAATGGTTTTCAATCCTTAGGGATCCTCAGGAAAAGTACGTTGCACAATATGATGACAACACCTTTCGTGTTTGGGATCTGACTGATGGATCTCCACGTGTTGTCGATATGGGAACTAACACTGGTGTTCCTGTAGCTTGTAATCTTGTAGATCTACAAACAGAACTAGATGATTATAACGATGCTGTAGCTTTAACTGCTACTCGTCTTACTGAACTACACACAGCACAAGCTACCTATTCAGAAGTTCTTAGTGGACAAAACACTACAGAAGAAGAGCTGTTTCAAGTTAACTACAATTACCCTGTTGGTTCTATTGAGCAGTATCTGGTTTCAGGTATTCTTCAAAAAGCCAACAATGTTTATGTAGTTAAAAACAACAATGCAGTTATTTCTGCTACCACTACCCTTCCTGCTAACTATGCATTGGGTAATGAAGTAACAGATGAGCATCCATTGCTTGCTGCAGAAGGCAACCGTGTCTACCAAGCTATTCTGACTGTAGCTGCTGAAAACACCGCTGGTCAATTGAGCACAGCTTTAGCAGCAATGAATGCTGCTCAAACTAATTATGATAATGCTGTAACTGCAGAAGCAGCAGCATTGGCTGATTATGAAGCTGAACTAGCCAACTGTGTTATCACTACAATTCCTGCTAATGGCTATCTTAAAGATGCTACGGCAAATGACATTGAAGTACTAACCCTTAATGACTACACCTTTGTCCTGAATAAGGCAAAAACTGTAGAAATGTTAGCAACTACAACTGCTGCTAAACCTCACGAAGCGTTTGTGCTTTTGCAAGTTGTAGGTACTGGTCATTATCAGATCATTCTTGATGGTACTCTACGTGGTACATATAACGCTGGTTCTGGTGGTGATGTAGATCAGATTCTTAATGACCTTGTTGGTGACATTCACAACCAAACTTTTGGGGGTAAAACTTATACCGCTGTAAGGGTTGGACCTGGCATTTACATTACCTGTACTGCTGCATTTACCATTTCAGTAGTTGGTGGTCCTGGTGATACTGCCATGACGGTTTTCCAAGATACTGTTCCTAACGTTTCAGATCTCCCTCTTCAATGCCATAATGGTTATAAAGTTAGAGTGGTTAACTCACTTGATGTTAATGTCGATGACATGTACGTTGAGTTTATCACTGATGGTAGTGCTGCTAATGGTCCAGGTACTTGGCAGGAATCAAATGCTTGGGGAATTACTTATCAGTTTGATCCCCTGACATTGCCGCATCAGTTGGTACGAGAGGCTGATGGTTCCTTTAGTTTCTCCCCTATTACTTGGGAAGATCGTTTGATTGGAGATTTGGAAACAAATCCTGATCCAAGCTTTGTTGGTACTACTATCAGTAACATCTTTTTCTATCGTAACCGTCTTGGATTCCTTTCAAATGAAGCGGTAGTGCTTAGTAAAGCTGGTGATTATTTTAACTTCTTTGCTACCACTTCTTTGACTGTTACCGATGATGACCCAATTGACGTGTCTGCCTCTTCGGTTAAACCAGTAAACCTTCGCTATGTAAAACCGAGCAATCCTGGTCTTGTTTTGTTTAGCGATACAGAGCAATTCTTGAT